GGGGTCCGGTGAAACCTCCATTGAAGGTAGCTCTGATACTGCGATTACTGATCTAGGTAATCCTTTTAAAACATGGTTTTTCGATGCTGGTGCTCATACAATTGACTTAACTAGTTACTTTGAAGTGAATGATGAGGGTATTATGCTTAATGCTGACGGTACTTCTGAAGTTTGGGCTTTTACTGCTAAACGTCTAGGTGGTACTAACTCAATAGTTACTCTTAACTTAGGTTATAAGGAACTCTGGTAATGGCTGCGTTACTGTGGGGAGCATGGGGCGCTGAATGGGGGCTTGCAGAGAAGGTTTCATTTAATGGTACAACTAAGCAAATCACAGTAAATACTGGTGTCACATCGTTGGATATCGCATCAGATGTTTACTCGGCTTGGGTTCGTTGGACTTCAAGAGAACGAGGGTATTTACCCGCCATGCGTTACTCTGGTTACGATGCTATTCCGGGTGGTAGAACAGGTGCTACATTCTTCTTACAAAACGGCTGGAAGCTAGTGTATAACCCCAACACTGTATCAGTATCGGGGGTACTTTATTCTTCTGATTATGGTACTGCTTACTGGTCCAGTGAAGGTTTACCTATTTATCCAGCCGCAGTTTCAGCTTTAGTTAATACTGTTAGTATACCTGTAGCACCTACAATAACTCCAACTGAAATGTGGGCTTACAGTAATAGGTCATTATCAGTTAACCCACCTACAGCAGCAGAAATATCTGAAGAAACATGGACAAATCCTATGGTTAGTAAAATGTTAACTGTAGCTAAATTTCTAGGTCTTAAATAATTAATTTCAAGAATATTAGTTTATTTACTAGTATTCTTGATAATTATATGTTATAATCGGATATAAGCGTAATTAATATAAAGGGTTGTATGAAAACAACAAATACTAACCAACATAAAATCGCTAAGTCTTTAAACGAAGAACTCATGCAGGTTACTTATGTTGCCATGCTACCAGACTCAACAGATTTACACGGAGATTTTACTTCAGCAGAAGAAGTCCGTAAAGCAAAAGAGTCATTCAATAGTTCTCTCCAAAGAGCCAACCTATTTCATATGACCATGACAGATTCATTTTCTGTAATAGAGTCATATCTAGCCCCTTGTGATATGGAGCTAAACGAACAGTTTGTTGCCAAAGGTACTTGGCTAATGACTCTACAAGTCCATGACGAAGATGTTTGGGACATGATTAAACAAGATTCAGTAACAGGTATTTCTATAGGTGCTATGGCAAGTGTAGAAGAACTTGAAGATTAAGTAAAGGATTATAATGGCAACACAACGTAAAACAAAAAGAAAATTAACAGATATTTCATTTGATGGCGCTGACTCTCACATTGCTTTAGTGCATAAAGATCAAGGTGGACCAGCAAATGGAGCAGATTACAAACTTGTAATCAAGAATCTGAATTTCTCTAAAGAAGCTATTGAGAAAATGCAACAGGTTAGAGTAACACTTGATCTTCCTGATTTTCTTGAGAAGTTTTTCAATATATACGGAACAAACGCTCAGGTACTAGCCCGAATGATGGGTTATGTTGAACCTGAAAATGAACAAGAAGAATACGGCGATGATTGGTATGAAAATTATATCCAAGAAAAGCTGGAATCATTTGAAATTCTTAAGTCGTTAAAAGATACAGATTCATTAGCTACAGTCTTAGCTACACTGAATGAAAAAGAATACTTAACTATGTTACAAGATCAATTTGTTGTTGAAAAAGCACTTATTGAACTAGACAAAGTTATTCCCCAATCTGATTCTGAACAAGAGTCTGATACCTCGAATATCATGCATGAGGTCAACGAGCCAGAGGTATCTGTCTCTAAACAAAAAATCAAGAAGGAAAAACAAATGACAAAACCAACCACAGAAACTAAAACTGTTACTGTTGAAATGGTAGAAAAGTCTATGTTGGAATCCTTGCAGAAAAGTCTAGATGACCAGAAGCAAGAACTCCAAAAAGCACTCGACACCATTAACTTGTTTGAACAAGAAAAGAAAGCTCAGATTGTTAAATCTAAGACTTCTCAATTCCAAGCATTAATTAAAGATGAAAAGGTTTTAGCACCTGTATTAAAAGCTGCTCTGGCACTAGAATCTGACGAAGATTTTACATTGTTCCTAGGCGCTGTAACTGCAATGCAAGCTGAAGTAACCAAACAAAAAGAACAACTAGAAAAATCTGCGTTGTTTACTGAGCAAGGCGCTACTGTTGCTGAAGACTCTAAAGAAAAGGAAAGTGCAGTCGCACGTATCCTAAAAGCTAACAAAGCTAAACAAACTGAAACTAAATAATAGGAGTATAACATGCCTGTAATCGCAACTGATACACTGAGAATTTCTAATCTCGTTAAAAAAGAACAATGGGCTGAATTAGGTTACTGCCGTGAAGTAGTTACCGTTAATGAAGCAACCGCTAAGACTTACGCTGTTGGAACAGTACTTGGAAAAGTAACTGCTGACGGTAAGTACAAGATCGCTGTACAAACTGCTGTTGATGGTTCTGCCGTTGCTGCTGCTATTGTACTAGCCGACGCATCTATTGCAGCTACTACCGATACTAAACTTGTTGTTCTAGTTCGTGGTCCAGCTTCAATCAGCGCCGGTGCTTTAGTACTAGATGCTACTTATAACCTTGATGCTGAGAAGTTGGTAGTTTACCAAGCGTTCGAAGCGGCTGGTATTCAAGTACTAGATAAATCTGCTTAATACTTAATATAAAACAAGGAAAATATAAAATGGCACAAACCCGTTCTTATACCAATGCTTTTGAAATTGTTGATTACACTCAAGAGCTACAGATTGTACCAAATTCTTGGACTCTCTTAAACGAATCTGGTCTGTTCTCTGAAGAATTCATGAGCACAAACACAGTTACCTTCGAAGAACAAGCAATGACGCTTGGACTAATCGGTGACCAGTATCGTGGTGCTAAACCACAAGCTAACAAAGACGATAACCGCAAGATTCGTGCTTACCCTATCGCTCACTTCCCAATCGTGGATGCTGTTAAACCTGAAGACATTCAAGGTAAACGTGCTTACGGTAGTACAGATGCTGCTGAAACAGAAGCTGCTGTAATCGCTCGTAAGATGACTCGTATCCGTAAGAACATGGATATTACTATGGAAGTTGGACGTTTCAGTACTCTAACTACTGGTAACCTCTACGCTCCTAACGGTACTATCTCTGGTAACCTTTTTACTGACTTCGGTATTACCCAAAAGTCCGTAGACTTCGTTCTAGGTACTGCTGGTACTGACGTAGTTGCTAAGGTTGAAGAAGTTATTGCTCACATGCAAGACAATGCTAATACTGGTGATGTTATCACTAGCATTATCGCTTACTGCTCCCCTGAGTGGTTCGCAAAGCTAATTGCTCACGCTAAGATTCAAGCTGCTTACCAATACTTCAGTGCTACCGAAGGTCAAATGATCCAACGTAACCGTGCTGGTGGTAACAACGGTCTATATCGTGAATTCACATACGCAGGTATTCGCTTCGTTGAAGTTCGTACTGTTCTAGCCGGTCAACGTCTAGTTCCTGCTGGTGAAGTTGTGTTCGTACCAACTGGTACTAGCGATACTTTCGTATCTTACTTCGGACCTGCTAACCGTATGGACTTCGTAAATACAGTAGCAGAGCGTGGATACATGTGGACTTTTAGAGACCCTAAAGGAAGCGGCATTGATATCGACGGAGAGTTTAATGTGACTCACTTTGTCCGTAGACCTGCCCTATTAGTTAAGGGAACTACAAGTAACTAATACTTGTTAATTAGATTAGCTCCTTCGGGAGCTTTTCTATCATAACATCTTGTTTGATACAGGCTATTATGATAGAATATAAATTGGATAGGCTGATCCCCGAAAAGAAGGTTCCTCACCTTCCTGCCAGTTTTACTAACGAGGTTTATTTGAGGAAATAAATGAATTTAAATGAAGTAAACGTGATAGTAAATAAACACACTAAATCTTTAATTAGTGATTCACGTAAAGAAAAAATAATTACTAGATTAAAAAACAAGCAAGTAGAAATATTATGGGACTTGGCATTCAAGTCTAATAGTGATTCTAAAATCCCAGTGAAATGTTTGATTGATGGGGAATACTCTATTTATTATACTAATCATTTAGTCCGTGGAGTAATCTCTTGTGATTATTGTTTAATTGCTAAATATAAAGACTTATTTCTTAATAAGGGATTTAAGTACACAGATAAGTTTGCAATAAAAGGTGTCACTCATGTGAGAGGCAATTGTCTCAAATGTAATAATAGTGTTACAGCTAAGACCTTAAATTTATTTGGTAAATATGCAATAATTTGTCAGAATTGTGAACACAAGAAGATAACAGACTCACTTGAAACTAAGAATTGTGAATATATTTCAGAAAAACTTGTTAATTATATCAGAAGAATAACTTACAAAAACGTAAGTGGAGAATTGTTTGAAAACAGTCAAACTACCATACTTAGAGGTAACTTTACATCTGGTGGAAGTCACTGGAAACAACAACATTCTTTATATTTAATAACTTGCAAATTTAACGATGTATTTTATTTTAAAATAGGTACAGCTAATAATCCAAATCAAAGATTATCTATTTTAAAGTTGCTAGGTGAAACTTCTGTTATTACATTAGAGAAGTTTGATACAAGATATGCTGCGTCAAAACAAGAGAAACATCTACATAAGTTGTTCAAATGCTCAAACTTAGATAAAGAAGTGGCAAAATTATTTACAACAGGCTATTCAAAGCTAGGAAAGAAAGCTGGTATTACTGAGTGGTTTACCGAAGATATCCTGCCAGAGTTAAAACAAATTTACAAACTAAAGGATAATTAAATGCCAGTATGGACAGATATACAAAAGTGCAGAATTGAAGTAGCTGATCTTGACCAGTCATTTCCTTTACTCTCAGACGATACTTACGCTTATTACTTAGAAAAAAACAACAACAATATTACCAAGTCATCATTAGATGCAGCTAGAACAATATTACTAATGTTATCTCAACGAGGTGACGAGACAGTTGATATATTTGCTCTACGTGGGTCAAAAGCTGCAGAACAATATAGACTAGCTCTACAGATGTACTTAGCTAATCCTAACTTGAATCCTCTGTTAAACAACACTCAAGCTTACTTCGGTGGCATCTCATTATCTGAGATGGCAACCAATAATGCTAACGTTGATAACAACAGAGTAAACAACCCTTACACTGAGAACCTGTCTAGCTTTCCTAGTAAACCATTTGAGGTATAAACCATGAGTTTTCTAACAGCTACGCAAGGTGCATTACAACGTCACGGTTTAGACTTAGTTTATTCCTCAGTTACTACAGGTGCTTATAACGTTGAAACAGGAAGTACAACAAACACTTCTGTTGATTACACCTTACGGATGTATCCTAAACAGATGACTATAAATAATTATAACTACCCTGCTCTCGTTGGTAAAGAAGTGATCATGTTTTACTTAGCTAACCCTCCGTTAGCATTCACTCCTAAACTCAACGATGAAATAGCCTACAAGAACAGCGTATATCGCGTTCAGAGCTATCAAGAACATGTGGCTAGTAGTACGGTGACACTTTATAGAATAATCGCTGTAAAGGGTTAATTTATGATCAGTGCTGACGTAAGTAAAACTCTGGAGAGTCTAAAGAAAGCTCACGCTGAAATTGTAAGGCGAATGGAGAATATGGTTCGTGGGTTTGCTTATGAGTTTGCAATGACTGCTATAAGTAATACTCCATTAGGTGATGATGTAAAATATGAATCATTATATAAAGCTCGTACTTATCTACAACCTGAGGCTGGTTTTGCTCAAGGTAGCTGGCAAGTTAGCTACGCAGGATCACTACAGATGCAGGACGTTTACTCAGGGTCTGAAGCATTAAGTATTGTGAAGTCTAAAATGCAATCATACAAATTAGGACAGTCGTTTACTATAGGTAATACTGGCCCTTATATTAATATGCTTGAGAATGGTTATTCTGACCAAGCTCCAACAGGTATTGTTAAACCAACAGTAGACCAAGTGATGAATGCTTACAAGATCAATCTGGTGAGATATTATAAACAATAAAAGAATAAAAGGACGCTCATGGCAGAAATATTAAATATTAAAAAAGCAGTAGAGCGTAAGTTATCCCAAGTAGCAGGTTCAGTACCGACTGCACATGAAGGTGTAGAGTTTACTCCACCAGTCAACGCAATGTACCAGCGTACACAACTAGTATTTAAAGACCCTGATGATCCTAGTTTTCCTATTGGATATCACAGAGAAAACCTGCAGTTTCAAATCTTTATTTGCGACATTAAAGGTAAAGGTACTGCTGCTGCACTTACTCGTGCTGAACTGTTGAGAACAACATTCCATAAAGGTTGGAGTACAACCGAAGGTAATGTCTTAATTAGATCACTGGAAACTCCAAAAATTGGTTCTGTATTTATTACCAATGATAGAGTAGTTGTACCAGTGTTAATCGATTTAACTTGCGAAGTTAATACTTAAATTTAACTTTAAATAAAGTTAATACTTAATAACTCGCGGATTGATATGGCAGCTATGCCTGAATAGCATATTTTGCAAAATATATAAGGAAATTAAATTATGGCAACAAAAGCAAAAGGCGTTAGTAAGCAAGTAGCTATTAAGAAAGAAACAACTTTCGGTGTATTAGCTGGCGATACTGGTGCTAAATTACTCCGCAGAACTTCTGCTGATTTTAACAGTACTCGTGAATCATACCAATCTGCAGAGATTCGTACAGATCAACAAGTAGCTGACTTCCGTTTAGGTACTAAGAGTACAGACGGTTCTTTATCTGGTGAATTATCTCCCGGTTCTTATAGTGAATTAATCCAAGCTGTTCTAGCTAAGGATTTTGCTGCTGGTGGTACTACTGCTAGTGCCTCAATTACTATTTCAGCCTTATCTGCTGGTCTACACACTCTAACTCGTGCTTCTGGTAGCTTCCTTACTGATCTATTTAAAGTAGGTGAAGTTATTCGTTTAACTGGTGGTGGTCTTAATGCTGCTAACGTAGGTAATAACTTACTAGTAGTTAGTGTTGCTGCTCTAACAATGAGTGTTCGTCCATTAAGTGGTACTGCACTAGTTGCTGAAGGTCCAATTGCTACTGTTGCAGTTGCTTCTGTTGGTAAAGAAAGTATTATCCCTTTATCTGGTCATACTGATCAAAGCTTCAC